TTCCTCAATAACAATGGAAGAGGGTCTCCAAAGGATGTCCCCAAGCAAAGGAGCTTAATATGAAAATAGCTGACATGATGGTTGATTATCTTTGTAACGAAGAAACAAAAGAGGAGATCTTAAAGGCTTTGAATGAAGCTGTTGATATTCCCATGATCAATGAAAAAACAGAAGCTAAAATATTGGATGCTATTTACAGTGTTGTCGAGACTGCGATTAAGGTAGCTATTCGTAAGTAGGATTCTATATGCCGAAACAACTAGCTACCCTGAGAGATTTCTCAGGCGGCCTAAACAGCCAGAGGGACAAGCGAGACATTGCTGACAATGAATCCACACTCTGTATTGATGTTATAGGTGATCAGCTAGGAGTTTTGCGGACGATGGGTAATGGATCTGGAAGCCCCAGGCAGAAAGATCATTCTTCTTCTACACAATCTTTCAATGCTATTTCGTCCACGGATATGGCTAATTGTGGGGGTTATGGTTTAAGACATTTTGAGTTTGACTTTAATGAAGCTGGTACCAATACGGGTGAGCATTACTTTGGGCTTATAGATGAAGCTGGTCAGTTCAGTGTTGTGGACTATACAAATAATACATGGGCAAATATTATAGACTTGAATGGTAGTGCAACAACAGTTCAGGGGTTTATTACTCCATTAGAAAATTCCGTTAGATTAGCTGATGCTTCACTCCATGCATCAAGTGCTGTAAAGTTTTATGGCTATATAAATCATAAGGTTCTTGGGCTCCAACAGGCATCCTTCGCCTCTGGTGGAAACACATTAGCCAAGCCTACCGGCGGGAATAATGTTTCAAGTGCTACTTATACTGACGGTGTATTTAACATTAACATATCTCAGAACGGTGCGGGTACAGGAAGTTGGGTAGCGGGATACTATGTTTTTGGGGCGACCTTCATATATGATGGAAATCAGGAATCTAGAGTGTACACAATGAGTACAACTGAGAATGTCACCAATGAAGACTGTTCTTTAAATATTATAGTGTATGCTGATAGTAGTGACGGATTGTCGAGTAGCTTGGGTCAGGATTATGATGCAAGAATTACAGGTGGAAGAATTTATTGGAAGTTATATGACAATACAAATAGTAGGGTCTCGGATGGAGAATGGAACCTGTTGGTAGATATAGACTTAACAGGGGCAAGCGGTGATGACATGGCTTATGGAATCCGATCCAAGATGAGCGGAGCTTTCACAGATTGGACTATCAGTGGCGGGTCAAGCCCCACAGCTTTGTCTACAGTGACAGCACTAGATCCCAGTATAGATACCTATGCTACCATAAACGGCTATTCAAGCTTTGATGGACCTCTTATTATAGGTAATGCGGGCGATGGCTATAAGTCAGCTATCTTTACAAATAGGAGAATGTTCGTGGCTAATGTTGTTATGACAAATGCGTCAGGTCAACAGACTAAGAACGCGGATAGAATAATGTATTCTCCCGTGAATAAGCCTGACATATTCCCGAGCAGTAATTTTATAGATGTGGTTAAGGGTGATGCTGAGGAGTATATAAAACTTGAAGCTTTAGGTGGGAAGCTCTTTGCCTACAAGAAAGATACTCTTTTCATTGTTAATATTTCAAGTCCCAATCCATCAGGATGGTTTTTAGAGTCCACGCACAAAAGTATGGGTGTTCTCCACCCTGCCGCTGTAACAAAGACACAGTTTGGATTAATGTGGTTAAACCCTAATGGCTTATATGTATATGAGAGCGGGAGTGGGATCACAGAATTAACCGAACAAAAGTTTTTAAGTGGTTATAGAACAGACGCTTACAGCACAAAAGCATGGGCCAAGTTTGTCACAGCTAATACTATTGTGGGATATTACCCCAAGGAAGCTCAGGCTATTATTGTAAGAGATTGCACAGATGCAACGGCAAGTGCGGGAATAGGTGGCAATGGCTCGGATGTGATCGTGTATGACTTTAAGACGAGATCCTTTTGGTTGGGTGAGGAAAGGCTACAGTCAGGTGCTATCGTTACAAACTTTGAATATGATGCCAATGGTGATCTGATTTATGGATCAGAGGCAAGCGATACAGTTACTCTCAGGACATGGCAGAGTGATGATCAGGACTCAAGCAAGATAGTATATCAGACTAAGGACTTTGATTTTGGAAACCCTAGCTTGGTAAAGAAGGTATATGCTTTCTATGTCACATACAAATCAAGCTCAGGCACTACTATTAATAATGTATTGTCCTTTGCTGTTGATGGTGGAACGAGTTTTATAACCACGAATCTTTCAAATAATACCTTTGATCAGGCTACGGGATTTGAAGTAGCCAAGATAACATTGAGCTCCCCGAAAGAATGTCAGAGCATGGCACTAAAGTTTACTGTTGACTCCGCTACAAAGATTGAATTGAATGATGTCACTATTGAATACAGGACACTAAAGCGAAGGGTTGCGTCTACATAATGCCTAAAAGAAGAAGAGGAGGAGCGTTCTCGTATAACAGGGTAGCTGAGGCTCCCGAATATACCCCATCTCCTAGCGATGGTGCTGGATATGCCCCTTATGTAGGCATAACAGAAGCTAAAGATGGAGATAGTCTAAGCTATAAGGACGATTCCATAGGATTTAAAAGAGTTAGAAGTGGTGGTGGATACAGGAACCAAATGAGTAACAAGCTTGAGGATAAGAAACTCAGGCTCACAGACGCAAAATTAACAAACCCTGTAGCTTCAGGGATTAGGCTTGGCAATTCAGATAGCGGAGTAGGATTCACTATAGATGTGGATGCTGCGAATGGTCGATTTGAGGTTAAGGATAATACGGGATCAAGTGCCACCACTCCAATTGTAATCACTGGTGGTGACAATAATGATGGCTCCATTAATGTGAGTGCCGCAGGTGTCCTTACAGATGTGAACGATAAGTTTATACAGAATGCCAAGTTCGGTGATTTTATGTTAGCCAGTGCAAGCGGTGGTCAGGCGGGAACTATGGCGGTTGGGCAGACTGGATACGATGATGGCACGGGTGTATTTATGGGAGATGTTAGTGGAACCTTCAAATTCTCCCTTGGCAACTCAAGTGGGAATAAGATAAGGTGGACAGGTAGTGCCCTTGATATTACGGGTGCGGTTAATGTTACTGACGCTTCGACCCAATCAGGAACCACTACAATGACAGGTGGGGGGATTACCCTTAGCGGTGGCGGTGCTATTAAAAGCACAGGGAAGGATAATGCTGCTGACTCTACAGGAGGATTTTTCTTAGGGCATGACGGTAGTAGTAGCTATGATTTCGCCATAGGGGACGGAACTAACAGCTTAATATGGGATGGTTCTGCGGCAACACTGACAATTACAGGTGCTGTTACCTCTACCTCTGGAACTATTGGCGGATGGACATTAGCATCATCTACCCTTTCAAGTGGCTCAGGCTCAAGCTTTATGGCACTGGATCAGGGTAATAAGAAAGTCAGAATAGGTGCGAAAGCATCTCTAACAGATAGTAATGATGGCGTTCATCTTGGGACAGATGGGTTGGCTCTAGGGGCAAGCTCTGTATTTAAGGTCACTAACGCAGGAGTTTTAACAGCTACAAGTGCAACAATCACAGGTGCTATTACCTCTACATCTGGGACGATAGGTGGATGGACATTAGCTAGTGACAGTTTTTCAAGTGGTTCTGGTACAAGTTATATGATCCTAGATCAAGGTAATAAAAAAATTAGAATCGGTGCTAAGGCTAGTCTAACAGATAGCAATGCTGGCGTACATTTAGGTACAGATGGTCTTGCGTTGGGAGCAAGTTCCGTATTCAAAGTTACTAATGCTGGTGCACTCACAGCTACAAATGCGACAATCACAGGAGCAATCACAGCTACTAGCGGATCGTTTGCTGGTTCATTAAGTGTTGGTAGTAGCAATGACATTCTCAGAGTGGATACCGATGGAGACTTATGGATAGGAAATGCTACGCAGGGATCGGCTCCATTCCAAGTTACTAAGGCAGGGGTAATCACAGCTACATCTGGCACTGTAGGTGGATGGACATTAAGTAGCGGAGCTTTAACTGGTGACGGGACTGGTGATATTAATATTGTTTCTACAGACCCTGGCTCCACACGACACGGAATTGTTTGGTTTGAGGCTGGTGGAGATACATCGGCTGATTGGTGGACAGCCTTCCATGATACGAGTGGTAATAGTAATCGGTTCGTATGGAACTATAATGGTACTAACAAATTCTATATTACTACAGATGGTTATATAGAATCTCCAGCGGGTAATTCTATTTTTCAACCATCCACGACTCATTATCAAATGAGATTAAAGTCTTCTGATACTGCGAATACAATGTGGTATGAAGGCTATAGTACTGATACTGCGAATACCAACGACCATGACTTAGGAGGAATGAGGGTATATACATCTGACTCAGGTGGGGCTGGGTGGAACGGATATCTTAAATGGCAATTTAATGGTACGGCTGGAGGAGTAGACTGTGTAGTTAGGGCAGGAACTTCTGGAACGGGGAGGTTTTGGACATACGATGTTGATGGTGCTTCTACAAACCCACTTGGAGGAACTACTTGGGATACACATTCTGACGAAAGAGTAAAAGAAAATGTGTCAAATGTTTCTGATGCTTTGACAACATTAGGTGGTTTGAGACCAATCACTTTTAATTATACGAGTGATTATGTTACTAAAACAGGTTTACCCGATGTAACTAAATGGGGATTTATTGCACAAGAATTTAAAACTGTACTATCCGAGGGAGTCACAGAAAAGTCTCAGCATGGATATGATGATTTCCATATGCTGAATACTGATATGCTAGTTCCTATCTTGGTAAAGGC